CAAAGAAGCGTCAGTCGGAACTGCTAATTCAGATCCTCGAATCAATCGAGCCACCTGAAGCAGATATATTCATTGGTATGTTAAAGAAAGATTTGAAGGTACCTTATTTAACTCCAACCCTGGTCAATGAAGCATTCCCAGGTCTGTTATCGTAAAGGTGACAAAATGAAGAATAAATCTCCTAGTCATAAGACCGATCCTCTTTATGCAGAACTTTTTGAAGAGGACAAGAAGTATGGTGAACGCAAGTTGGCTCGTCCTGAGTCTGATATGCGTCGAGATAAACGTCCACTAAGGAACTTGAAAAAAGCGTGGATGGAACATACTGAGGATTTTGACGAAGTGGATCAATTTTACGAACATTGACCGTATGTCAACACTCTACTAATTCTATAGACTTCGGGTGCGTCGTTATGTCGCACCCGTTTACATTTGATTTCTATTGACTAATCCATTCCGTTATGTTAGTATTAGAACATGATACGGAAACGCAAATCCCGCTCTGATCGTAAACACGTTATATATTCCCTCTCCGTAAATGGGTTGGAATATATCGGTGTAACCTTTGTCGAACGCTCTGCTGTTAATAAATCAGTATTGCGTCGTTGGCAGAAGCATGTCAACCGTGCATTAACTGAAGGCCGTGATTGGGCATTGTGCAAAGCAATTCGCAAGTATGGTCCGGATGCTTTTGACGTTTGTTACTATGAAGTGGTGCGTGGTAAATCTGCTGCACATATTCGAGAACGTGAATTGATCCGTGAATTGGCACCTGCTCTTAACACGGACGTCCGCTAAATGTCAACGGCACAGGTCAAGGTGCGACAATCTGTCGCAGTCGTTTACAAACGATTTCGGTTGACTTCTTCCTATTCCTATGCTAGTATATGCCATAATCAATCGTGAAAGGAAATTCCATGTCTAATCCTCGTTTCGTTAAAAAGTCCTTTAATATGGACTATGCTACCCTTAATGCTCTTGCTAACTATTTTGAGAATGGTGGTACTATCAAGGTTGCTAAGCCTACCAAGCGTCCTAAGAATAGCATTACCAAAGGCAAATCAATCAAAGTAAAGGATTAATTCATGGAAGTTTATATCTTAGTTGGCCACATGGCTTATGAAGGTTATCTGATCCTTGGTGTATATCACACGATGCAAGATGCAGAGTTTTCTCGTGATAACTATATCGATGAAAACGGTGAAAACGCTTTCGATGATTATAGCATTGAGCGTCGTGTAATTGGTGCTCGTGGTCAATATAACTATGGGCAATTTGATGCGAGGGTTGCATAATGTATAATATGCGTCATATCTATGCTCTGTCGGTATTCGAACCCGATAACTTCGATAACGATTGGATGGTCGCTTATTATTGTGCTAATCACAATAGTGGCAAATATCCGTCCGAGTCTTATTGGATTGTCCCTGGTACTCTTAATCTGGAGGATTAATGTCTGATATTGTTCTCTTTATAGTTGTGTTTGTTCCGCCTGTTGCGTTTGCTTTAATCGCTCTTACTAACATGGAGAATTGATATGATGGACGAAACTAAAGTTATGCAATATGCCGCAATCGGTATGGTTGCTACGTTTGCCTTTATCGGCACTTTGCTGTGGATCGTTATTGATTGGACAAACTAATGCGAGTATATGCACTAATAGCAGAGGTACATTCCGACGATGATCGACTTCTGGGTTTATATTCGTCTTTAGATGCTGCTACGATTGCTGCTGATGCTTGTGAAGATGAATACCAGTTTGCTCGAATAGAGTGGCGTGATTTAGATGCTCCTGCTTGTGAGTGGGATCGGACGTTTAATGTTTGGGAACGATAAGGAGATATAAAATGGCTAATGTTAAGACTTTCAATCTGTCGATCTTTTTCATTGCCGGGGAACTCACGTTCCGTGGTATCTCCCGTGTAGCAGTAAAACGATATATTGAGTATTACAAGAATGATGTCTATTACACTGGTAATCATGTGGAGGCAAGATAATGGCTTTGACCTATGTTTATGTCCTCAGTTATGAGGATCTCACAGGTATGGGTTCTGTTCAAGGTGTCTATACAACAAAAGAAAAGGCAGAGGCCGCTCGAAATGAAATGCTAGCCGAAGAACTTGAAGGTGAAGCAATGTATTCTGCTGATGATTTTAATATAGAAGGGATGATACTAGAATGAAACGCAAACAACGCAAGGTCAATCCAGTTGCAAAAGCACTCTGGACACCTGAATGTAGACAACGAATAGTCAAGTCCAAGTTGACATACAACCGTAAGCATAAGCATAAGGGGTGCGACAACCTGTCGCATCTGTTTACAAACGATTTCGCTTGATTTATTCCTTCCTTTGTGTTATGATTAGACATAATCGAAATTGAACGTAAACACAGAGAGATTGTAAACATGAATAGTAATGATGCTTATAGACTGGAACTCCAGTGTGCTTTAATTGAAGCCGAAATGGCTGGTGATATTAATGCTGCTGAAACTTATCAGCAAATGATTGAAGAATTTGACGAAAACATGGAGGCCTAATATGATTGCTCTTTCTAAAGCGTCGAAAATGCCTGCCAAATCTTGGTCGCTCCAAGCTGGTAATACCTGTCCCGGTTCTATTGATCCGATTACTAAACAGCCGCTTCCTGTTTGTGCTGGTTGTTATGCAAAAGATGGCATGTATAATATGCCTAACGTCAAATCAGTCCGTGATGCTAATCGTGAAGATTGGAAACGTGCTGAATGGGTCGATGAAATGGTTGCTTTGCTGAAAAAGCAAAAGTTTTTCCGTTGGTTCGACTCAGGTGACGTTTATCATCCCGCTCTTGCTTTCAAGATTTATCTGGTCATGGAAAAGACTCCGCATGTCCAACATTGGCTGCCTACCAAGTCTTATAACATTCCCAAGATCCGTGCTATTCTTGAACGCATGAAGATTTTGCCTAATGCTGCGGTGCGTTATTCGTCACCGTCTATTACTGGTGAGTTTTCTAATGATCATGGTTCGACTGTAGTTGCATATGCCGATGATGCTACCACTGCTTTTGTTTGTGGTGCATATTCTCGTGATGGTAAATGTGGTGACTGTCGTGCTTGTTGGGATAAGACTGTCAAAGTAGTTGCTTATCCTGCACATGGTCGTCGTATGATGGCTAAAGTTCGCAAGATGAAAGGAGCTTAATATGCAAAAGATTATCTCCGGAGATTATCGCTATGTCCTGAGAGTGTCACGAAGTTACTATGCGCTTGGTTTTCGTGTTGTAAAATTCAAGCGTTGGTCTGATGGTAAATTCACCGCTGTCATGGAGGTCGAATGACAACAAAATGTATGTCAACAGTTTACATTCGAGGGTGCGACAATATGTCGCGGCTGTTGACATACGATTTCGGTTGACTTATCCTATCCAGTGTGCTATAATATCCTATAAACTGAAAAAGCGAGGTAAATTCTATGGCTAATACTCTGTCCCCTACTCTGATCAAGGTTCTGGAACTCTGCAAGCTAAACAAGTCCGTTACTCCTACCGAGATTAACGACTATATCGGTAAGGGTAACTATGCTTCAAAGCATGTTCTCTATCTGCGTGGCCATGGTTATGAGTTTTCCGTTGTTAAAGACGGTCGCAATGTTGCGTCTTATACTCTGATCAAAGTTCCTGCTGATCATGAGCAGTTGATCGCTGCTGCTGCTAATAAGAAGAACAAGGTTAAGGCTCCTAAGGCTGCCAAGGTTGCTAAGCCGTCAAAGCCGCAGACTGTTAAGGTCTCGACTAAGCAGAAGGTCAAGGCTCCTACCAAAGCTGAAATCAAGGCTGCTAATCTTGCAAAGCTGAAAGCAGTTGGTGCCAAGTATAATGCTGCTAAGAAGAATGTCCGTGAGTTTGACGATGTAACGGAGACGTTTGGTACCAGCGGTGAAATTGGTACGTCATTCTCTGTTGAACGTGATTGGGACTCAATCGAAGGTCTCGATTTGCAGAAACTCGTTGGTTAATCTGAAAGGAAATATATTATGACTCTCTATCGTATCGATAATGATGTGGAACTCCCGTTGGCTGGTCGTTCTGGTGGTTCACGTTCCGCTCGAACTGAAACGATCCTGGCACTCAAGCCGGGGCAGTCTTTCTTTGTAGCAAAAGATAAGGCTTGTAAGGCATCAGAGATTGCAAAGCAGCTTTCTTCTAACTATGGTTCTATTCGCAAGAATTATCCTAATCGTCGTTTTGCTGTTCGCACCGTAACAGAAAATGGTAAAGAGGGTGCACGTATTTGGCGCCTTACGGATAAACGCTAATAGGAGAGTTTATGACTCTTTTGAAACTACGCTATCGAAACTCGGCATATAAGCCGGGTTTCCATGCCAAGTATGAACCGGAAGAGAATGTCTATGTTGGTCATCCCTTTCAGT